AGCAACCGGCTCATAACCGGTCGGTCCCTGGTTCGATCCCAGGTGGGCCCACCAATACGCTGAAATGCGAACCAGTTTCGCATCGGTTGTTAAATTCTGGTAGTTCATGCTTATAATTAAAGACGATTTCAACCCTATCACTATAGATAGTTACGCTCTTGATAAATGTATCAAGAATACGAGAGCGGCCTGCCTTAGTGGTAGGGTTCTCTTTTGCCATTCTCTCAAGAAAATACTCGATATGATTGGCTGTAAATTTAATAGGTATAATAGCGCTCTCATGGTTCGCTTTTTGCTCTAATAGGTCTTGACGCTCATTTTCGAGACTTTCTACTTCAGATTTGAGCCTGTCCGTGATAAAGCCTTGCTTAATTGCCGTCATGCAGTTATTTAATTCTGTATCAATAGCCTTAATTTTGTTATTTATGGCTTGTATGGCCGTTTTAGCCTCTTGGGTAGTGTTATTATACCCAGACATAACTAAATCGACTATACGAGCTATATTTGAGGGCTGATTTAGAATTTCAAGCGTTCTATTAATAACTAAGTCCTCGAGTTCATCACGGCGAATATTTGGCGCTGTGCATGTATGGTATTTACGGCGATTAGTGCATACGTAATAATGGTGCTTTTCTTTATTACGTGATGTAGCTGTAGAGCCTGCGTAGTGGCCGCCACATTCACCACAAATGAGCTTGCCACACAGATTATACATTTCAGAGCGTCGGCCCTTATTCTTAATTCGTGTAGGCATAATAGTTTGTACCTCATCAAATACCTTTTTCGGAATAATAGGCGGTATAGAGTCCTCAATACGAATGTCGCCCCATGAGTACACGCCTATATATTTCTCATTAGATAGGATATTCTTAATCACACTAGGTGAAATCTTTCGGCCTTTCTTTGTAAGATAACCCTTACTATGCAAAATATCACTAATTTTGGCTATAGAGTGCTGTTTTAGGTATAAGTCGTATATTAACCTTACCGCCTTAGCCTCGTGAGCATTCACGGCTAAATGGTGGCTTTCTGTTATGTCGTAGCCAAGCGGAATAGCAGCTCCGTTCATTTTGCCTTTGAGTGCGTTTTCAGTCATACCACGTTTTACCTTTTGAGATAGCTCTACGCTGTAATATTCAGCCATACCCTCTAGCATGCTCTCTAGGATAATACCTGCTGGCTCATTCGTAATATGTTCCTTAGCGCTTAACACTCTAACACCATTACGGCGCAATATGCCCTTATATTTGGCGCTATCCTCACGGCTACGGCTGAACCTATCTAGCTGATACACAATCACATAATTAAATGATTGATGAGCACTATCACGGATCATCTGTAGGAACTCTGGGCGGTTATCCGTACGAGCAGAGAGAGCTCTATCTGTATATATCTTAGTAATCAGTATACCTTCACGCTGAGCGTACTCGGTGCACTCTCTTATTTGGCCCTCGATTGACTCGTCTCTTTGTTTATCAGATGAATAACGAGCGTATATAACGCCAGTTTGTAAATCTTTGTTATTTGTCATTGTGTGATATTCCTTTCAATGGTATAATCTCATTAGAGAAGATAAGACATGTGTTGTCCGATAACCGCCGAACGTATACATCGGCGGTTATTTTATTTTAATTAGAAATAAAGCCCCTTGATAGGGGCTCTTTTTTATTGGGCTGTTGGCGGCGTAAACTTGCCTATGCGTTGGGCGTTGCCTAGTGCTATCATAGCCTCTAAATAACCATATGTATTTGGCTGTAATTCAATTCGCTTAGGCGGCTTATGGCTAGACTGCTCTAATACTTTACCATTTCGGCCGTCTATAAGGTTTGTTTGCGTTAATTCCAACACTATGCTGCGACTGTTGAAGTCATAATAATAGTGCTTTACAAACTCTGTGATGATGTAATTCTTATAAAATGGCATATAGCTATATATTGGTGTAATGATTTCTAGCGTATTGTTACCTGTATTTATAACTTGTACATCAATAGGCATAAACTGCTTTTCATTCATCGCATTAGGTAACTCTATATAGCTATTATAATTGGCTAATTCTGGCAAAGTGATAGCTTGCGCTGGCATAATAGATAAAATCAATAATGCTGTAATGATAAGTTTCTTCATGATTTTACCCCTTTTAATTAATATAACACCCTGTACTCTCAAATATTTTCAACAGCTCCACCGTGTCAGTAAAAGTAAGCTCCCGTTCATTCTTGATTGAGTCAATCATCATTGGCGAGTTTCGCAAGCAGGTATGCGCTACTAATAAAAAAGCGAATTTATTTGCTTGATATTCTTTTTCTTTTTTATCCCTATCTGTCAATAGGTCAATATCAAATAAGTTATATCCGCCTTTATGCAATATAACATGACCTAATTCATGCGCTAACGCCACCTTTTTTTTGGTTCGCGTCTAGCCGTGAGTTAATAATGACATCCTTACTGAACGGCGTTCGAAGTAACATCCCCTTAACCTTTAGCGGCATCGCTCTGTAATGGACATCAATATGCAATTTGTACGCAATGACATCTGGATCGTTCGACTTCATCTCTTTAATAACCTCTAACACTTTTGGTAACATTCGTCGCATAATACTACCCCCACTAATTTAATTTCACCCATGATAATGCTTTTATTTCTTTTTACGCGATAACACCCCTTGAATTACACCCTCAATAATATTCTTTTCTTCGTCATTCAACTCATAATCGCCGTAGAACATCACGCTATGGCTGCCTAATATTTTTTTTAAATCCATATTTTGAGCGTCCTCTTTTACGTCAATGCGAGAGGATGCTTTTTTATTTTGCGCCGCCGCACCTCTTAATTGCATGGCGACATATATATCGTCAATACTTTCATCGTCGTAGTGCGAGAAATCTGTATCAACACCGCAGCTTTTTATAAAGCCTATCTTTTGTTGACGAGCAGAGTCGAAGTCGTCAACTTCGCCAGTTAAATAGTATACAGACACACCAAAATAATCCGCTATCCTTTTTAGATTGTTAAATTTTGGCGACGAACGGCCTTTTTTCCAATCTGTAAGCGAGGCTGTAGATATTCCTGTATCTTTACCTAGCTTATAAGCGGTGATGTTCTCTCTATTGATTAATGTTTCTATGCGTTCCCAAACTACTTTTTTATTCATTTTTTAATCCTCTGTTTAAAATTTTTATGAACGCTTAATTGGACTATCTCGTAAATGTGAGCTATTATGTAATCACGAGGTAGCTAACAAATACGAGATAATCACAAAAACACTCAAATTCGTAAATATTAGCTAACAAATATTAACTATCTCAAATATATCAGAAAAGAGGTGAATTTACAATATGTATGAAAAAATTGACAAGCTGTTAAAGGAGCAAAATATTACACCGTATAGAATGTGTAAAGATTTGGCCTTGCCAACTTCCTCGGCTACAGCTTGGAAACAAGGGCAATACAACCCAAGTATTACAACCCTTAAAAAAATCGCTGATTATTTCGGCGTAACAGTTGATTACTTTTTATAAGGTGGTGAAACAGCATGAACGAATTACAAATATTCAATAATGCAATGTTTGGGAATGTGCGAATTATCCTACAAGATAATGATCCGTGGTTTGTAGCAAAAGATGTATGCGATTGTTTAGAACACACAAATACAACTATGGCACTACAAAGGCTAGATGATGACGAACGGTCTAAGTTGAATTTAGGGCGTCAAGGTGAGGCGAACGTTGTTAATGAATATGGCTTATATAGCTTGGTAATGTCAAGCCGCAAACCAGAGGCAAAAGAATTTAAACGCTGGATAACACACGAGGTACTCCCTGCATTACGCAGAACAGGCAGCTACTCGCTAAATATTCCTCAAACTTTGCCAGAGGCATTACGAGCTTATGCGGACGAGGTAGAGCAGCACAACAAAACAAAGGCTCTAGTTGAGGCACAGCGGCCGAAAGTCATTTTTGCCGACGCAGTGAGTACTAGCGATACCGATATTTTAATTGGTGATCTAGCCAAACTCTTAAATCAAAATGGCCGCAATATCGGACAAAATCGGTTATTTGAGCGGTTGAGAGCTGAGGGCTATCTGATTTCAAGAAAAGGCGGCTCTTACAACATGCCAACCCAAAGAGCTATGGAAATGGGGCTTTTCAGAATTAAAGAAACCGCTATCACTCATTCAGACGGCCGAGTGAGCTTAAATAAAACGCCTAAAGTAACAGGCAAAGGGCAGCAGTATTTTATTAACCGCTTTATAGGTAAATGATATGCAGCTACTTATAGACACTATATATGAGTTTTACAATAACCCTCAAAATATAAAAGACTTTGAGGAATGGAAAAAAGAAAGGAATAAAAACCATGAAAAAGAGAGTGCAGCAATTAAAGCGAGCTCATAAATTAATGAGCTGGACATATGGCGACATTCTAAGCCAACTGGTATACCACTTTAAAGAAAGGAAATAGTAACGATGATGACTCAACAATTAAAAGCGAAACACAGGAAACAAATGAAATGCAGAAAATTAGGCAAGAACGATGAGCCTACTCAATTACAAATGGCTTTATTCACTTTCTTAACATTGGTTTTTTTCTTTGCCACTGCTTATTGGTGGTGTACTGGTGAGGCTTTAATTAAATGGTAATCGAGGTATTAGCAACGCTATGTATGGCGAGCACATTTCTAGCTGTCTTATACAGTATCTACTCAATGATCTGTATTTTGGCATAAAAAAGAGCTATTCACAAAAAGCGAATAGCCCTTAATTCCAATCACTAAGTGAAAGGAACATCACACAACATTATTATATCTTATTTTCTTATGAAAAGAAAGGAAACATCACACAATGTACAAAAAAATCTTTGACAGCAAAAACGCCACTCGAGAAGAATGGCTAAAGGTTCGCAAGTTAGGGCTTGGCGGCTCTGATATGAGCGCCGTGCTAGGCGTCAATCAATGGCGCAGCCCTCTCGATGTGTGGCTAGACAAAACCAGCGACACAATAGATGAGAAAGAGTCCGAGGCTATGTATTGGGGCACAGTCCTAGAGGATATTGTAGCCCAAGAGTTCGCTAAGCGTACAGGGTGGAAAGTTAGAAACAACAATTTCACATTGCAGTCTGAGGAGTACCCTTATCTCTTAGCAAATATCGACAGAGAAATCGTCGGTATTGACGCAGGCCTCGAATGCAAAACAGCGAACGCATTCAAGGTCGATGAATGGCAAGGCGACAACGTGCCAGACGCCTATTATGTGCAATGTCAGCACTATATGGCGGTTACTGGTAAATCTAGCTGGTGGATAGCGGCTCTTATTGGTGGTAATACGTTTGTTTATAAAGAAATCAAACGTAATGAGGAAGTCATTCAAGCAATTATTGATAATGGGGCTGAATTTTGGCGGTTAGTCGAAACAAAGACCATGCCAGCGCCAGATGATAGCAAGGCATGCAGTGAGGCGCTCAAAAAACTTTATAAAAACAGTAACGGTAATGTTATTGAGCTACCTGCTGAATACGGCAACGCCGTAATCGATTATCTAAAAATCAAAGACCAGCTCACAGAGTTAGAGTCTCAAAAGCGAGGTATTGAAAATCTCTTAAAGGACTATATGAAAGATAACGAAAAAGCTACAGCTGGCGAGTATGTTGTATCATGGAAAACTACAAAACCGAGAGCCACATTCGATAGCAAGACTTTCAAAGTAGACTACCCAAATTTATATGAGCAATATGTTAAAGTCGGCGAGCTAAGTCGCAGATTTGAGGTGAAATGATGGAAGTATATAACCTAAGAAAACTACTCGAGGCCGTTCCTGATGAGTTTGGTGTGATTATCAGAACACCTGCGGACGCAATTAAATATACAACTGAAATAAAAGGGGTATATATCGACTTTGAAAATGAAGTGTTAGTAATAGGGGAGATTAAAATCTAATGGCAACTACAACAGGAATTGAATTAAAGAAAAACACTATCACAGCCGCAAAAGAGACTAAAACATTAAAAGGTATGCTCGAAAGCCCAGCATACAAGAAAAAATTCGAGGAAATGCTAGGCAAGAAAGCAGCTGGCTTTATGAGCAGTATTATTGCAGTTACAAATAACAATAATCACTTGATGAAAGCTGATCCTTCAACAGTCATTGGGGCAGCAGCACAGGCGGCTATGCTAGACTTGCCGATTAATCAAAGCTTGGGCTTTGCGTATATTGTGCCTTATAAAGGTGCTGCACAGTTCCAACTCGGCTATAAAGGTTATATCCAACTAGCACAACGCAGCGGCCAATATGTTGATATTGGGGCTAAAACAGTATATGAGGGCGAGCTCGAATACGAGAACCGCTTACTCGATAAATTCCGATTTGGCGAACGCACAGGCGATAAAGTCATTGGTTATCTTGCCTACTTTAGACTTACAAACGGCTTTGAAAAAATGCTGTTCATGACGCTTGACGAAATGCAAGCGCATGCCAAAAAATACAGCCAAAACTATAAAGGTGGTACTGATAAATGGGGCATCGCTGATTTCAATGTTATGGCTGAAAAAACCGTTCTCAAACGCTTACTATCCAAATTCGGCCCTCTAAGCATTGAAAGCGTTCAAATGAGCCAAGCACTCTCTAATGACGGCGGAGTCGTGAAAATGAATGAAAGCGGCGAGTTCGATGTAAGCTTTGACGGCGAAACTATCGACGCTGAATATGAGGAAACTGTAGAGGGGCGCAGCGGCGACACCTACAACGTAGCAGGCGAGATTATCGACGCTAACACAGGTGAGGTAGTCGGACATGAATAACAATGACAAAATGCTCGATCAGTTCGGTGCTGACTGGGTGAAAGTGAGAGACCATATCGCAGCGTTAAAGCTGTTCTATATTCCTTATACACCTACCTTTATGGTATGCACCGAAAAAGAAACAGGTGTTTCAGCTAATACAGTAAAAAGCATTTTAGACTATGGTCTACAGATTGGGTTATATGGAAAGACGAGCGATAGAGATTATATTACGTTATCACCAGTTAAATAGAAAGAGGGATATATGGCAGATCCTAAACGATATTACTGGTTTAGATTGCACAAAGATTTCTTTCAAAAAAAAGAAATCAAGAGGCTGCGTAGGGTAGCTGGTGGCGACACATACACCATAATTTACTTAAAAATGCTTTTACGTTCGATTGTAGACGGCGGTAAGTTATACTTTGACGGCTACGAGGAAACCTTTGTATCAGAGTTAGCTCTCGACATTGACGAGGACGAGCAGAATGTTCAAATAACTGTAAATTATTTATTAAAAAACGGTTTACTTTTGGAATGTGAGGCCGATGAATATTACTTGCCAGAGGCTAACAACAATACAGGCTCGGAAACCGCCGCAGCAAGTAGAATGAGGAAATTGCGCAATAAATCGAAAGAATTAGATGGTAACACTGTTACGCAACTTTGTAACAATGTTACAGATATGTTACAAGAATGTTCGCAGCCGTTACAAACCTGTTACGGAGAGAAAGAGATAGAGAAAGAGAATAGAGATAAAGTTATAGATATAGATAGAGATAGAGATATAACTATATTTACAACTAGAGATAAAGAGAAAGAGGAAAAAACTCTCTCTCCTGTCTTAAATATAGAAATCTATGATCTATGGACTAAACACTTTGGGCCTTTCTCGCCTTATATAAAAGGTATTCTTGATGATCTAGTGAGCGAATACGGCTTACAAGCAACGAGTGAGGCTGTGAATATCGCAAAAGAACGAGGGAAGTCAAGTATTAGATATGTAGAGGGTATATTGAAAAATCAAAGGTTAGAAAATGAAACGAATAGACATAACGGCAGCAATCGAAAAGCTAAAGATGAGGCAGTCGATTGGAAGGCCGAATACGAAAGGGCGCACGGTCAAAGCTGACTATGAATTTATTAAACCTATTTATGATAAGCCTGTAATCATTCAGCCTGATATAAACAATACATATAGCTCGGCTGGTATTCCTAAACGCTACTACGATATGAGCTTTACATGGCTAAAAGAAAACGGCACATTTCCAAAGGAAAACGCCGAGGCCTATCGCATAGTGAATAACTACAGACAGCACCTCGAAGAAAATTTAAGCACAGGCAAGGGCCTCATATTGAGGGGCCCAGCTGGCACAGGTAAAACCTCTCTCGGTGTGTGCCTGTTAAAAGAGGCTCTAGCGATTGGCAAGGGGGGCTTGATGATCTCAATGCCAAATCTCTTGGATAACATGCTTACTTTATCCAAAGGCGATAGCGTGGCATTCATGAGCTATGAGCAAAAACTGCGGAATGTACCGCTCTTACTGCTCGATGATTTTGGGGCGGAATACTCAAAATCTGAATGGGTAGCCGCAAAGGTTGAGAGTATCATCATAGACCGCTATAACAGAATGCGGCCGATTATCTTAACAACCAATTATAGCGAGGGCTGGACTAAAGACCATTACAGCCAGCGCATATATGACAGATTGAGAGGCGAATATCAAGAGACGATATTTATGGGCGCCTCTCACAGATAACAAAATTCATTTAAACGCCCTATAAGGCGAGTTTAAAATTCTTACGATAGAATTATCGAGAGAATGACTAGAGGTGGCAAAATAACGAAATTTAGTATATAGAATTAGAAAATAAATTAAAAGATATAGAGGTGAAATCGTGGAACTTGTAATTATGGGCCAACCAAGAACGAAAAAGAACAGCAGCAGAATAGCGCTCGTCAATAATAAACATGTACTCTTACCGTCAAAAGCGTTTGAAGAATATGAGAAAGTTGCTCTCATGCAGCTGGGGCGAGTGCAGGCTGTTCATGGGCCAGTATCGGTGCTGTGCCGTTACTATTTACAAAACCGAGCACATTGGCCAGATTTGGTAGGCCTATTACAAGCAACTAGCGACATACTGCAAGCGGCTGGCGTGATTGATAATGATAAGTACATTGTTAATTATGACGGCTCGAAAATTGCAGGCATTGACAAAGACAGACCGAGGGCCGAGATTACTATTCAGCCAATTAATGAAAACACTGTCTTAGTCGATGAGTACGCACGGCAAAAGGCTCGAGAGTGCGACACCACTCAAAAGCCTAAACGCCGAAAAGTTGCGCCAACTAGGGGTTATGGAAAGCTCAAAGCCCCTACCTCTATCTCTTACAAAGAATTTAGAAAGCTATTTCAGAAAGGACATCACACACCATGACAGATAGCGAAACAGAATACAGGTTGCTACTGACAGGCGTAATCAGATTGGATATATTAATCGACGCACAGAGCGAAAGTGAGGCGCAAGAGCTAAAAGCTCAAATCTTGCAAACCGTCAACGATCAGATTGCAGTTGACTGCGGCAAGATAGAGGGCACTCATGACGTATGCGTTGATGAAGTAGAGCTCGAAATCGAAAAGCTAGTAATTTATGACTAAGGGGGCAGCTATGAAACGTACTATAAAAGCCGAATATGACGGAAAGCACTTTTCACTCATAGCTGAGGAGTGTAACACAGTAGAGCTATTATCCTTTGCTTACGATGTAGCAGAGCAAGCCTTATATATTATTGCTGGCAACGATACAGAGCTATTCGATGAGTCAAAAGAGGCGCTTATCGATGAAATAAAAGGAATGGGTACGCTAGATAGTGAGCGAGTTTTACAGTAATGGGAAATAAAGATATGAAAATATTAGATGCTTGCTGTGGCTCTCGTATGTTTTGGTTTAACAAGGAAAATGAAAATGCTTTATATATGGATAACCGAACTTTAGACACTACGCTATGCGACGGCAGAAAATTAGTAGTAAACCCAGATATAGTAGCAGATTTTAAAAGCATTCCTTTTGATGATGAAACATTTTATTTAGTTATCTTTGATCCGCCGCATTTATTAAACGCTGGAGAAACATCATTTTTAAAAGCCAAGTATGGAACGCTAGGGCCTAAATGGAAAGACGACATTAAGAAAGGTTTAGCAGAGTGCTGGCGAGTGTTAAAAGAAAATGGAACATTAATTTTTAAGTGGAACGAGGAGCAAGTCCTATTTTCAAATGTAAAAGAGCTATTACCTAGCAAGCCTGTAATTGGCCAACGTAGAGGTAAAACAATATGGTTAGTATTTTTTAAGGAAGGAGCATTAATATATGAATGAATACCAACTTATTAAACAAATAGGTGAATGCCCTAGATGTGGATGCAAGGAGTTTGTTGTAAACTCAAAGGTTGATGGTGAAGTTTCTTATTTTGTAAATCTTGATGGTGAAGAGTGTGATAATTCGGAAATGTATTCAGGGTTAGATTACCACTATGACGAATGGTGCGTTTGTGCAAAGTGTGAAAACAAACTATTTAAATATAAAGATTATTATGCTAGTGGTGATTTTTTGCTTGAATAAAATTATTGAAATAAAAATTACATCAAGAAAGGAAATTAAAAATGACAGTACGTGAATTAATTGAAAAATTGGAAAAGTCTTATCCTGACCAAGAATGTTTTATTGAAGTGAATAACACACAGTATGAGATTGATTATGTCAATGATTTAAATGATGGTTTAGAAATTGTATTAATTGCTGGCTGGGAAAAAGATGAGGATGGAGAGTAAAAGATATTTTAAAACGATGTGAACAATATATCGAAATATGAGGTGTTTGTATATGAAACTAGTATACGCAGGCAACTGGTTCGCATTAGGCGCTTGTATATATGGCAAGAAAAGCCCAGATGAGGCTTTGAAAGTGCTAGGCTTACAGATTACCAGAACCAGAAAGAAAAACCGCTATAACGTGGATATAAACACTTTAATTAATATGAGGCGTGAGGGCTTAACAATAAGACAAATCGCAGCGGCATGTGATATGTCATTCGCCGTGGTGAGAAAACGCCTTTTAAATGCAGGGGTTAAGCTGGAAAGGTTGAAATGAGGCGAATATATGAAAGAAATTATTGATAATTTGCTAGTTATTGCAAGCCTGATTGCGGTAGTTATATCAATGTTTTTGTTTGTAACTACATGTATTGGTGTTGTGTTGTGGTTTATGGGGTTGTTCGGGGTTGGGATATACGACTTAATTAAGCTTATTGTTTATATGATAGGCTCGATTGTCTTATTTATTGTTGCGAACAAAATAATTGAAGGTGAAATATGAAAACATTATTATACACATTATCCATAGTACTTATTTTAGTAATGAAAGTTGAGCTTATTGCGCTTGCTATTGCGGCAGTTCTTTGGCTGATTGGATTATTCGGCGTAACTGGCGGCGATGTATTGCGATTGATTGGCTTAACTCTTGGTACATTCGCAGTATCATTAGTGGCGTATGTTAGCGCAGAGCTCAAAAAGTAGGTGGAGTGCATGAACAGATTTGAAAGTAGGCTAGGCCTAACAGAGTTAAAAGCGGCTTTAACCATTGTTATAGATAACGATATAATCGTTCCCTCTATTGAGCAAAGTGAGGCTGTTTTAGTTGATACCAGAATATATGGGTATATCTGGCGCTATAAAAATTGTGGTGTAAGAGTCGATTTAAGCAGCATAGCCAGCGCTGAAATCTTAGAACATAACAAACTATATATCTATATCGAGGCTACACGAGCATATGTAAAAGGCGAGTTGCATAGATTAATGGGTGGAGAGGTGAAAAATAATGCTATGTAGCATGGAAGAGTTAATGAAACATGGCTTTGATGAGGTTGAGTTTAAAGCCTATCAAAAATGCGAATATCTCACATTGAAATGTAGAGATTATATGACTGATAATGATTTGAATATAGCCCTACAATATGCTCGTAAGGTTGCTAAGGATAATCAGAACGGTGATCGCACAGTGTTCATAAAAATTAAAGACAGCATGGGTTATAGAGTGTTAAGCGTCGAGGATATTATCGAGCTTAAAATGCTAGACAGAAAAGTTCAATTAACAGAAAATAGCTTTACTACTGAAAAAATATTAATAACAATAACGAGGTGAAAAAATATGCCAAATTGGTGCGAGGGCTGGGTTAAGTTTAGAGGCTCAAAAGAAAATTTAATGAAGTTTATTCAATCTGAGTTTAATGGATCAGAACCAAAGTTTGACGGCGACGAGTTAATGCCTAATATTCCAGATAGGGACATATTTTTAAACTCTTTAAGACGTGCTTTTGTTGACGGCAATACAGATTGTGATGATTATATTTATTTTAATGATAATAATGTCGGAATTTTTGTTATCAAAATAAAGCATGCGTGGTGTGTTGAAGGGCATGGATATCCAGAACTTGCTGCAAAATACAAGTTGGACATTAGAGGAAAATGTTATGAATGCGGCATGAACTTTGCAGAAGAATTTGAATACAACTCTAATGGCGATGAAATTCTTTATAAAGTACATAAGTTCGATGATTATCAATGGGAATGCGAATGTCCAACATTAGGTGGTTAAAGGTTAATTATATGCAAATAAAAAGCAGCGATGATCTCGCTATTAATGGGAAAGCTGGAACACTTAAGCCATCCCTTGTAGAGAGGGGAAAAGAAATATTTATTATCTGGTATGACGGCGATTTTGATTTAAGATTTAAGTTTAAAAAAGAATTTCTTAACAATATACCAGAGGAAGTTTTAGAAAGCCTAATAGGATATGTACAAATGCAATTTGATAAATTTATTGGAAGGGAGTACTCAGATGAACGATAAAGAGGGCAGAAAATGGCTGTTGCAGAAACTATATGACAGAGGCTTTAAATATATTTTTCATTCTGGCGGCTTGGGTGGATATATAGCTACAAAACAGCAGCCAATAACTAAAGATAATCATACATATATTGAGGGTAGCTTTGAGCGAATTGATGTATTGAGTGATTTACTACCAGATTTTAATGAGCCGAATTACCTCGATATTGGTAAGTACCTCGGTATTGTTGATTGGAGTAAAATTCCAGTCGATACGCCTATATTGGTAAAACAGAGTGGCGGTGGTGATTGGGAAAAACGACATTTTGCGTTTTATAAAAACGGAAAAGTATATTCTTGGTTGAGTGGTACAACATCATGGACTACGGAAAGAAATGATTATGTGTTTTCTTGGAGATATGCAAAACTAAAAGGTGGCGACGATGAAAAATAATACATACATCATCACACTTGAAATCGGCCATTATGAATGGACTCGAGAAAACGAGCTGCATGGCTTAAAAGAGGCAAAAGAGGCAGGCGTAAAAGAGGCAAAAGAGGCAGGCGTAAAAGAGGCTCAAAGGTGCGGCAAGGATATTTTTTATCTAGTGCGCTGCTCTCAATGGCGGCCTAGAACTACTGGAATGGCTGATTACTTAATCAGTTGGATAGATGAGCCACTAAGAGATGAAATTTTCGACTATAGAACGCTTGACGATGTGCAAGCAGGGGGAATAGAGGAATTAGACGCAGCGCTCGATAAACTAATTCGTCAATGGCTCATAAGGAATAATCGCATACCGAACGGCGTGTGTTTTGAGGAAGAAATTATTTACAAAGTCAAGGACGGAAAGGCGGTTAGAATTGGAAAATCAGAATAACAATGATCGCCTGCATTTTAAAGGCTATGTAGATTATGGACGAATGCAAAAACTAGAAAAAGCACGTTTGGCGGCACACTGGGCTGTTGAGGAAAAGTTCAATAGGCGCCTAAGACTTATATTCATAACCTCGATTGCGTTTAGTATTCTGGTGGCAATCGGGATGATACTATTATTAGCTGCTGGCTTTCATTATATATGGGGGTGATTAAATGGAGTGTAAGGGGCACACTTTTTCCGAGTCAGAGGTAGAAGCTATCGTTAAGATTGCGGCAGAAACAGCAGCACAAACGGCCTTAACCGAATTTAATAGGCGTAACGAGGATATGCTCGCCAAGAAAAACGAAAGGGCTTATAAGAACACTACAACGCTACTCGAGGGCTACACAGCCATGAAAGCACATTGTCAGAGCGCTATTGCAAAGGCAGAGGACACGCTCACACCTAGCGACTTACAAACTGTGTTGTATGAGGTTTTTAATCGCAGAGGTTTGCTACAGATTGAAACCATTCTCGCAAGTAAGCGACGTACCGAGCTCATTATCGAGCATATAGATAAAATGCTTGATATGTACCGCATAAACTGCATTAACAATAAAAAGCACTATTGCGACTGCGTAATTGATAGGTATATCAACGATTTAACAATCGCAGAAATCGCAGAAAAGCATAACACGGCAGAGCGAAATGTATATAGGTGGTTAGATAAAGGGATAGATGATTTGAGCATATATTTATTTGGAGCATACGCCTTATAAATTGTCATAAAGCTGTCATATTCATTACTAAATATATGTGGTACTATGTTAGTGGTGAATGGTGCTTATACGATTCATTCTACCCTCCTTTGTTTCAACTATAAACATACTAACAACGCAAAAACACCTCGGCAGAGATTAGGGAACCCTGTTCGAGGTGTTTTTGTATTTACACATATAAAAGAGGTGAGATCGTGGCAGCTAAAGCAAAAAAGACAGAGCCGAAGAAAAAGAAAAGGATAGGCCGTACACCTAAATATGAAATATGGCTAGAGCCAGATAATTTAATAAGGCTCGAGGGCTGGGCACGAGATGGCCTCACAGATGAGCAGATAGCGCATAATATCGGCATTAACGTATCTACTTTGTACGCTTGGAAAGTTAAATATAAAGAGTTTTCGGAGGCGTTAAAAAGAGGTAAAGAGGTAGTCGATAGAATTGTAGAGAATGCGCTACTTAAAAGTGCTATGGGTTATAAGTATGATGAGGTTGTTCAAGAGCGTATATACAACCAAGAAACAGGCGAGAGCGAAATGGTAGAGGTTAAACGCACTACTAAAGACGTGGCACCGAATGTTACTGCTCTTATATTCTGGCTTAAAAACAGACAAGCAGAGAAATGGCGAGATACTAAGAATGTCAATGCAGCTGTAGAGGTGAAAAACCCATTTGACGGCGTAGAAACGGCAGATATTAAAAAGCTCATTGGTGAGGAATAGCAGTAATCTGTATATAGTCATGTAAAGGGGGTGAGGTTGTGCAGGTTCGAGATAATAAAGAAAAAATCATTCGACTGGCAAAGCTGGAGCTCGCAAGGCGTGAGTTCTTTTATTATTGCCAACTAAAGACAGACGGTTTTTACAAAAAGAGCCGTAAGTATTTGGTTAAGCTGTGTAATGAGCTAGAGGATTTTATTAAAAATGATGAGTATAACGTGCTTATATTGAACCTGCCCCCATAGCCTCGGCATGGCAAGAGTTTGACAGCACAGCACCTCACACAATGGTGTATGGGCAATAACCCAGCTATTAAAGTAATGACAGGATCTTACAATGAAACGCTTTCTAAAATGTTCAGTAAATCAGTTAGAAATGCGGTTCAAGAAAATAAGGCCGATGAGGATATTATTGTATTCTCTGATGTGTTCCCAAATGTAAGAGTAGCCGTAGGCGACGCACAGGCGCACTTATGGAGCTTAGAGGGATACACTAACTCATATCTTGCAACTTCGCCAACTGGTACAGCTACAGGCTTTGGCTGTTCGCTTATGATCATTGACGATATTATAAAGAACAGCGAGGAGGCCTACAACGCCAGCGTGAAAGAGAAGCACTGGGAATGGTTTACAAACACAATGCTCTCACGGCTCGAGGAGGGCGGCAAGATTATTATTATCATGACACGCTGGGCGAGTGATGATTTAGCAGGCAGGGCGATAGAGCACTTTAAGGACGATCCGTTATTTAAAGCTAAAGTCATTACCATGAAAGCCCTACAAGACGACGGCTCTATGCTTTGCGAAGAGGTGCTATCCAAAGCCTCTTACACATCAAAAGTAAGAGCTATGGGTGAGGATATTGCCAGCGCCAACTATCAACAAATACCGATTGACTTAAAGGGTTGTCTTTACAGTCAAATACTTACATATGACACGTTGCCAAGAGATGATAAAGGCAACGTGTTATTTTCTTGTATCAAGAATTATACAGATACCGCCGATACTGGCAGTGACTATTTGGCTAGTATCGCATACGGAGTGTATGACGGCGAGGCTTATGTGCTCGATGTGATATACACCAAAGACGCTATGGAAACCACAGAGCCAGAGGTGGCGGAGATGCTGCATAGAAACGGTGTGAATGTGGCTGACATAGAAAGCAATAACGGCGGCCGAGGGTTTGGCCGTAACGTTCAAAGTATACTCAAACAGAAATATAACTCTAATAAGTGTGTGATCAATATGTTTCATCAAAGCGGCAATAAGATAGCTCGCATTCAGTCAAACGCTACATGGGTTATGAGCCACGTATATATGCCTCGTAATTGGCGTGATAGGTGGCCGCAGTTCGCTGCTGATATTACAAAGTATCAGCGAGAGGGCAAGAATGCGCATGACGACGGCCCAGACGCACTCACAGGTATAGCAGAGAAAATCAATGCGCCGCAGGTTCGCAGCGGTAGAATTAACATCAATTAGAAAGGGGTAATATGGCAATTATTACAAATAACCCTCGATTAGAGGAGTATGAGCTACTGCATGACGCCTATTATGGGAGCGGTATGTTCGCTACTGGAATGGCGATTACGGAACACGCTCGAGAGAGTACGCAGTCAATCGCTTTTAGACGCAAGATAGCTTACTACTTAAATTACACAGGGCCTATTTTAAATGCCTCTGTAGATCCGATATTTAAAGATGAAATCAAGCGAGAATATAGCAACTCTGTATTATTCGATGAGTTCATTAACGATGTAGACCGACAAGGAACTACACTACAGGAGTTTATAGAGCAAAACGCAATAGCAGCCAAGCTCTATGGCGTTATGTATATCGTAGTCGATAATGTGAGCGAGTTCGGCAGCTCTTTGGCTGAAACATTAGCCAATAGATCTATGCCGTACCTAACAGCAGTTGAACCTAAGAATGTAACGAACTACGAGTTTGACGATAACGGAAAGCTCAAACTGTTTACTTATGCCACATATTTAAAGAACGCCGACGGCACAATCAAGGCACACTACCACACGTGGACGCCTACAGAATGGAAAATCACCGATAGCGACAATAAAGTAGTAGGGAAAGGCGAGCATAACATCGGACGTATTCCAATCGTTCAATGGTTCGGTAGAGCGGCTCGCAAGCGTGATATTCTTCCGCCACCAGAGTATTTGAGTATCGCTAAAACAAATGCTCATGTATATAACCTATGCTCTTTACTCTCTCAAATTCTATACAATCAAACATTTAGCATATTAACTATGCCAGTCGATAATAACGGCTTGCAAGACGTAACTATCGGTACTGATAACTTGCTCGCATATCCATTTGAGTCAAGCAAAGCGCCGAACTTTATCGCACCAGATAAAGGGCCAGCCGAGGTGCTTATGGCTCAAATCGATAAGCTCATCAATGAGATGTATCGCATGAGTGGTATTGATAGCGTTATCGGCGTACAGCAAGCCAAGAGTGGCGTTGCTAAACAATGGGATTTCGAGCGTACTAATCAAAATCTTGCAGCCTTTGCAGTGCGTTGCGAGAATGCAGAGTACGACATTATCGAGCTATATAAGCTATGGAGCGGCGATAACCTAGAGTATTTTTGCGAATATCCAAAAGATTTCAAGGTAAATGATGTTACTGAAAGCCTTACACAGGCACAACAGGCTAAAGACTTAGAATTTGAGTCCGACACATTCGACAATGAAATCTTAAAGAAAGTAATTGACGCTTACATGCCTAATTTGGAAAAGGAAACTAAAGACGCAATCGTTAAAGAGGCACAGACAGCGGCCGACACTAAAGCCCAAGACCAAACTTATGACGATTATGATCTAAACGGTGGCGATAATGACACAGACGAGCCAAACGCTTGATAAGATACTCGAGCAATTCGAGAGAATGGTGCGTGAATTAGTATCGCTTGGGTATTCAGCCGATAAGGCCGTTCAAATCGCTTATAAGTCGTATCCTATTATGGAAATGCTAGAGAGCCCTCTGACGGCTGATATGGTGGAAAATTTCAATAAGGCCTATCATAGTGTACTTACACCGCTCTCGGTGGCAGGACATAGGCCTTTCAATTACACAACTCAATCAATTAGTGAGGCTATGCGAGCCGCTTGGGCAAGCGACGGTTTAAATCTATCTAAGCGATTACATCGTAACGCTCATAAGGTTCAGCGTGAAACATCGGCAGTTATCGCTCAATCATTGAAACGTGGGAAGGGCATTAAAGCTCTAGCTCGTTCGATATTCGAGGGATATGGCAAAGGCGGCATAATTGCTACTGACAAGCTCCCCAAGCATATTGAACGGCTTAGAGCGTTAAGGCCGCCACAATCGCTTAATGATGAGGAGTTAGCTCGATTTAAGCGGACTATTAGGCGCACAGAGCGGCTAGTACGGCAGAACACAACGCCAAGCCTACGAGCTGCCTATTCTGAATTAATTCAAGCGGTTGACGATGGCAACGCTATAGACCTTTCTCGAGCCGTTACTGTGGCGGTGCAAGAAAAGGCACGATACAACGCCGAGCGAATAGCTCGTACAGAAATGGCTAGGGCTTATGCTGACGGCCAAATGAATAGATATATCAACGATAATGATGTAGTCGCCTTGAAATGGACGTTATCGAGCCGACACCCTCGATATGATATATGTGATTTTTACGCTAATGCCGATTTATATGGCTTAGGTAAGGGCGTTTATCCTAAGAATAAATTTCCTACGCTACCTGCTCACCCTCATTGCATGTGCAGAGTATCGCCTGTATATGATTTCGAAGTAGATATTACAAAGGCAAAAGATAATACAGACGAGGGCGGCAAGCAATATATAGAGTCTATTTCTCGTGATCACAGAGAAAAATTGCTCGGTATAAGCGGCAGTAAAGAGGTTAAAAGTGGCAAAGCTAACTGGAAAGACTACGCAAGGGGCTGGAATGGGGAAACATTCGAGCCTAGAACACCAAAAGAAAATACATAATTTAGACCTACAGGCCTATGCAAGTGAATGCATGGGCCTTTTATATTGCCACAAACTAGCAAGCGGCGAAATGTGGCGTAATTCATGACGAAAAGGAGAAAGACTCATGACTTTAGCAGAATTGTACGCAAAACTTGAAAATCTCGAGGGTGGTAAAGACCTCGTGGCAGGCTTTAAAGGCGAAATCTCTCGTATTAACGAGGTAGCCAAAGCCGACAGACTCAAATTCGAGAAACAGATTACCGATTTAACGACAGCACGTGATGAGTTAAAAGGTAAGGTTGACGAATACGAGGCTCACAAAGGCGAAAAAAGCCCAGAAATCTTGGCTTTAGAGAAACAAATCAAAGGCCTTACAGATAAGTATGAGCAAGCAGAGAAAGCTCGCCAAGCAGAGATTGAAAAACGTACTAATTCCGAAATCAGCGCTCAAACAATCGCAGCGCTAACAAAAGCTAATTGTACAGACGCCGAAACATTCAGTAAGCTCATTGCTGGGCAGATTTCCGTACAGCAAGACGGCTCTTATGGCTGGACTAAGGACGACGGCACAATCGGCACTATCGAGGAATGTGCAACGGCATTTCTTGCTGACAAGCCTTACGCTGTTAAAACGGCGCAAAACGGCGGCAGCGGTGCAGGTGCAGGCAATGCGAATGACGGCAATAGTCAATTAGCTGAAATGTACAAAATTGCAGGCATTAAACCGCCTAGCGAGGCTTAATTATTTAATTACGAAATGAGGTATTAATCAATGGCAATTAACACTTTACAAACGGCTGCTAATTTTCAAAAGGTGCTAGATCAACAAATGCTAGTTGGTGCTACATCTGGCTTTATGGAGGCCAACGCTGGCGAGGTTAAATACAACGGCGGCGATACCGTTAAAATTCCTACTCTTTCCGTTGACGGCTTGGCTAACTACGATCGTGATAACGGCTACAACCGAGGCTCTGTATCTTTGAAGTTCCAAGATTTCAAACTTACCCAAGACCGTGGCCGTAAATTCTCTCTTGACTCTATGGATGTAGACGAAACAAACTTCGTAGCAACAGCGACAAATGTTATGACTACATTCCAAAAAGAGCAAGTGATTCCAGAGGTTGACGCATACCGCTACTCTAAAATCGCTACATATGCTAAACAAGAAAGCCGTAAAACAGACGCTTTCACTCCAGATGATACTAACATCATCAAGCAGCTCAACAAAGAAATCATGGAAATTGAGGACTTAATCGGCGAAACTGGCGATTTAGTAATCGTAATGAGCGCACGTATTCAAGGTATTTTGAATGAGGCAGTAGGTGCTAAAGGTATGCTCAATGTAGCTGACTTTACGCAAGGCCAATACAATACTCGTGTTCGCACTTATAACGAAATTCCTATCATCGGAGTATCTAGCGCACGCTTAAAATCTCAATACATTTTCAATGACGGCAAAACTACAGGCCAAGAAAAAGGCGGCTTTAAAGCTGATACAGGCGCAAAAGGTATTAACTGGCTTATTATGAGCCGTAAAGCTCCTATCGCAGTATCTAAAACAGACAAAATGCGTATCTTTGATCCAAAAATCAACCAACAAGCCGACGCATGGGCTATTGACTATCGCAAATTCCACGATGTATGGGTTCCTAAGAACCGCTTAGCGTCCTTGTGGGTAAACTTTGGGGCTTAATTAGGGGGTAAACTATGGGAAAATACAGATTAGTTCGCATGAACGAGGTTCGATATACAGACGATGAGCATACTCTCGAGCTATGGCTTGATGAGGGCTTTATATTAGAGCCAGAGTTTGAACCAGAAACAGAGCCGACAGACGGCGAGGGCAAAAAGGCTACAAAGTCCAGTAAGAAATAATCATGAACGCTCGAGAAGTGTTTGAAAAACGCTTACGGCAAGCAATTAAAGCCAGCGCTCGAGAGGTACAGGAAGAGGCACAACGCACTCATCGCTTTACCTCTCGGAGCGGTCAGCTCGAAAGAGCTATAGACGTGCGAATGATTGGCGATAAAACAGCAGAGGTATATATCGACAGTGATCTAGCGCCTTATGGGCCTTTCGTTCATGAGGGAACACGAGCACATTATATTTTTCCAAAGGAAAAGCAATCGTTGCGCTGGGTGCCAGTCGGTGGCAATGGCTTTGTCTTTGCTAAACGTGTATTTCATAGAGGTACACAGCCAGACCAATTCTTATATGAGGCTCTCGACAATAGCCGTGAGGCTGTTCATGATATATTCTCGAAAGCTGTTAATGTATCGCTTGGCGAAATAGCTCGTAATGTAGAGCTAGGGGCTAAGCGAACAGAACTGCACATTAAACTGTAAGGGGTTTGATATATGCTATACGAATTTCAAAGCATGATATTCGATGATGAGCTACTAGGGCCTAATGTGCTAGAAAGTACGTTGAAGAAAGCCGAAAATTGGCTATATGTATTGGCTAAAAAGTTAGGCGTGCAAGAGAGCGAGGTTATCCGTTCTTTTGTTGTAGATGAACTCGTAACATTGTATTGCTATCGAGAAACTTGCATGAATAAAAGCGCCTCTTTAACAGGCCAATATAGCCGCAATGGCAACGATGATGATTATTATTCTAAGAAGTTGAAATATATCAACAATAGAATAGCGGTTTTAGAAAACCAAATCACAGCGGAGCAGCTCACAGGGCAGCCGTCCAAGTATGCAGGGTATAGAAGTATTCCTCTATATCGAGGTGGCTAATATGTGGCTCGAATTATTGAATAAAATTAAATACGCAATCGAGAAAGCTGGGTTTGACGGACAAGTCAAGCTCGGCTTTTTAAATCCTCAAAATGCTGGAGTAGACTCTCTCGGAATGGTAATGCTAGGCCGAGGAGAGGCAATGCCTGCCGATGAAAATGTGCATAACATGCTCAAACAAGAGTTTTACGTCGAGTGTTGGACTAAATCAGATAGCCATGAGTTCGATGTAGCTTATGAGCAGATTGCAGCTCTTGAAAGCAAGATAGAGAAAATCTTAATCGAGTTTAGAGAGCAATGCGGCGCACTTAATGAGGAGTATTGCGTATTGCAAGACAGCGGCTATCAAATCATTGATATTCGCTGCACAAACAAAACAGACGATCATGACAGCATGAGGCCTTTTATCGGCACACAATACCGATTTGAGGCTAAAATGTACGATTTAAAAGAAAATCTAAATACTAAAGGGGGTATTTATTAATGGCAGAAACATTATACAAACCAGCGGCCGTGGATATGCCAACAGCAGGCAAGAACTACCTATTATATTTGAATGTAGGCACTAATGAAAAAGCAGGCGCTAAATGGCTATTATTAGGCGGCCAACGCTCTGGCGACTTATCTCGTAAAGCCGACTCTATTGACGCCTCTCATAAGGGCTCTGGTGGTTGGAAGTCCACTATCGCAGGTCTTAAAGAATGGAGCTTTGCGCTTGAAACATTGCTTATGCCAAAAGAGGAAAGCTTGAAACTCTTAGAAAAAGCATTCTTGGACGGCGACAATGTACATATTAAATTCGAGTATCCAGATAAAACATTCTTCACTGGTATTGCCAGCGTTACAGAGCTTTCTCTCTCTACACCTCACGACGGCGTGGCAACATATAAAGGCTCTCTTAATGGCATAGGCCCATTATCTGAGCTACAACCAGCACCGCTAGGCTAATAGGTAGCCTTTAAATACTTGTAATACATTCCTAACTTAGCACTAAAAATAGGAGTTTTAACTATGAAAAAAGTGAATTGTGATTTTTTTAAAAATGGCGAATATTTAATGTTCAATATGCAGCGCCTCATGGAGTTTGAGGCTGCTGTAGGGCAACCGATTGGGGAGCTCTTGCAAATGAGCATTTGGCCTATTAATAGCATTATCACAGGCTATGCTATCGGCATGAAACAGCATAAACGAAATGCTCAACAATATTATGAGCTATTCGATGAGTTGTTATCCGATGAAACAAAAGACATGAGCCTATTGTCCTTGCAAGCACCACTTATGCAAGCGATCATTGCAAGTGGTGCTTTGGGTTCTAAAATGTACTATCAAATGTACCCAAACGAGCTCACGCCAGATGATAAGTTAGCTATCGAAAATGAGGCCGAACAATCAAAAAACTAGAGGGGGGCCAAGTTGCCCCCTCTTTTTCTTTATGGGTACGAAATGCGGAAGATATAGCATACAGCGTGTTAGAGCTAAAGCCGTGGGAGTTTATGCGGTTACAGCCTATGGAATACAGAAAGCTAGTTAGAGGCTACGAACGCAGGCAAAAGCTGCAGGATACAAACCGAGCTTTCTGGATAGCCAATATCATGAACACGCAATTATCAGAGGCAATCGAGCCGAATAAATTTATAGATATTCTATATCCGCCAACAGCAGCCGAAAAGCGGCAAGCAGAGGCGGACTTTATCCGCGAATTTAGAGAGGCAGGGGGTGAGATATAGAAAATGGCAGATAGCAATATTAATGTTCGCATAAGCGCTGACAGTTCAGAGGCTACGGCGGCCGTCAATAAGGTGGCTAATACGATAAGCTCTGAGCTACCTAAAAGCGTGGCAGAGGCGAGCAATAAAGTAGCTAAAGAGGCGGCTGGTATTCGTGCAGAGATAAAATCTATCGTATCTCAAATGAATAAGGGCTTGCAATTTGCTGGCGCTGTTACTGGTATAGGGTTAGTGGCTAATAAGGTCAAAGATGTGGCTATAGCAGCAGCACAGACAGCTGACGAATTAACAAGCATACGTTCTCGTATCAACTTAATCAATGACGGCTCACAAACTACCGCCGAGATCATGGATAAAATATATGGCGCAGCCAATCGCTCGAGAGGTAGCTATATAGACATGGCCGACAGTGTGGCAAAGCTCAATATGCTGGCAAAAGACGCTTTCAGCTCGAATGATGAGGCAATCGCCTTTGTGGAACAGTTGAATAAGCAATTTAAAATCTCTGGCGCTAGCGTGCAAGAGGCAAGCGCTGCGATGTACCAACTTACGCAAGCTATGGCTGCAGGTAAGTTACAAGGCGACGAGTTCCGTTCTATCATGGAAAATGCGCCGTTATTAGCTCAATCTATTGCCAATGAAATGGGGTTATCCGTTGGACAATTAAAAGAAATGAGTTCGCAAGGCCTCATTACAGCCGACATAATCAAGAATGCACTGCTCGGCAGCGCAGAGGAAACAAACGAGAAATTCGCCGAAATTCCTATGACATTTGCCGAGGTAGGCCAATCTATTCAAAACCAATTAATACAAGCCTTTCAGCCTGTACTTGAACAGATTTCTACTATTCCACAAAGTGGCGAGTTCCAAGCGTTAAGCGAGGGCGTAGGTGTGGCAATCAGAGGCATGGCGGCAACAGCACAAGGCTCTATAGGCTTAATTAGTGCAGCTTTTGCAGGCTTACGAATTGCTATATCGACGATCACGCAGACGGTAAGGAGCTTTGGCTCATTGTTTATTACTACTATGCCGAGAGTATCGGCAGCCATATTGGCCGTGGTGGTAGCATTTACCACTTATAGGGCAGCTGTTGCCTTATGCAATGCTCAAACTGCAGCCCTTACCGTTAAAGTTGTGGCGTATAGAGTGGCAGAGGTAGCCTCTGCTACAGCCACGAAAGTACATGCGGCGGCTATGGTGGTTTTAAGAGCTGCAATGGCAGGAACGGCAACAGTATCGGCGCTATTAACGGCTGTACTGGCTGGCGTAAGAGGCGCTTATATTGCTGTTCGTAGCGGTGCATTAGCAGCAGCAGCGGCGCAGAGGGTTGTTAATCTCGTAATGAAAGCTAACCCTGTAGGGTTATTAATCTCTGTGCTTGTAACATTGGTTACAGTATTTGCTACAGCGGCAGCCGCTGGCAATGGGTTTGGTAGTACTTTAAGCTCGGTATTCTCGACAATCGTTCATACTGCAGTTTGGGGCGTGAATAAGATTATTGAGGCCTTGAACTGGCTCATTGCTAAACTCAACAGCGTAGGCGATAAAGTGGCCAAATTCTTTGGCGGTACGTTCACCGCTATTGCACAAGTTGACACTATCAGCGCCGATACAGCGCAGGACATTGTAAATACTGCTGGCGATATGGCCTCGCAAGTATTTAACGGCTTATCTGGCGGCGGTGATACTGGTCTCGATGTTGGCGGTGGTGGCGGTGGAGATTACGACACTAGCGGCGGCAAAGGTAAAAAAGGCAAAGGTGGCAGCGGAAAAGGCAGCAAAGGCAAAGACCTCGAAAAAGAGGCTAAGCAGATACATGAAAAGATCTTGCAATCATACCTTGAAATGCTCGGCAATAAGCAAGAACTGCTCGAACTAGAGTATAAGAAAGAACTTGACGAGCTCGAGAAATCAAAGGCAGCCAACGCTAACTATCAGCAAGACCTTGAACTATTAAACGCCGTATATGCTGAGAAACGCATTAAAGCTAAACAAGAGGAAATGCAAAAGCTGCGAGAAATCGAGAATAATATTCGAGACATGCAGAAAGATCTCGAGTTAAGCCTAGCCGTCAAGGATAGCACAGGGCAAGCCTCGCCTATGGTGCAATTCACAAAAGAATACACCGATGCAATAGACGCTATCGGCGACAAATGGGATAAGTACAGCGATGATTTTGTTCAAATGGATAAAATGCAGCAGCAGCATTTCATTGATACGCTGAAAGAGCGAGGTATTAAATTTGAAGAAGTCGAGGACGGACGTATCACATTTGAGCGCCAAAAGACTGAGGAATTGCTCGCAATTCATCGTGATTATAGCGACAAATACCTAGAATTACAGCGCACAATGGCCGAGGAAAAATGGAACATTGACGAGGCTATGCGCACACAGGACTTTGAGGCGTTGCAGTCGGCGCTTGACGCTGAATATGTGGCGACGCAACAAAGCTACGAATTACGCAAGGAGCTTTTAAACGAGTACCAGCAGGCTGTAATGGATAGCCACTGGAACGGACAAGAGGCTATTTGGGAGAGTGCAAGCGCTGGCATTGATAAATTACAAGAGGGCATTTCTGGACTCTTGCAAGGCACAATGAGCATAACGCAGGCTTTCCAAAATATGGGTAAAGCTATCCTTAAAACCATTAGTGATAGCGTGGCTCAATGGATCGCAGCGCAAGTAAAGCAAGCTGTACTCGGCAAAATGATACAATCTCAACAAACAGCGGCAAGCGTAGCAGCGGCACAGGCCCAATTACCTGCTTGGAGCTCTCTTGCTCAACAGGTAAGTATGGCGACATTCGGCGCTAGTGCAGCGGCAGGCTTAGCGGCTTGGAGTAGCAGCACAGCGGCAGGCGTGGTGCAAGCTACGGCACTCGGTGCAGTTGGCAACTTTGGCGGCAGCTTTGGGGCTGCATTCAACGCTAACAGTATGCCAAAACTCGCAGAGGGCGGCCTTGCTTATGGTGCTACGTTCGCACAAATTGGCGAGGGTAAATATGATGAGGCTGTATTGCCTCTATCTGATACCGTATTTGACCGATTAGGCGAGGGCATTAATCGCTCTAATGGTGGCATGGGTGCAGGTGGCGGCATTACGCTCAACGTAAGCGCTATAGACGCCGAGAGCTTTGGCTCATTCCTTGAAACTAGAGGCGGCCAAGCATTAAGACAATTTTTAGTTAATCAAGACCGTGAATTTGTTGGCACGGCTGGGACGTGGTAGTTATGGCTGAATACTTAAAATTTCCTAGTATCATCTCGCTTGCGTGGAAATCACAAAAGGCGCAGAAATGGGATACAAAGACCAAGACCTCTGGCTCTGGTAAAGTTCGCACCATGACAAACTGGAAATATCCACAATACACCATTTCCACAGAGTTTGAGGTGCTGACACCAGCACAGTATAAAGAGTTAATGGGGTTTTACTCGAAAACTCGAGGGGGTACAGTTCCGTTCTTGTGGTTAGATCCAGAGGATAACGCCGAGAAAGGCATTCAACTCGGTACTGGCGCTATGGGTTCATGGCAAGCCGTGCGAAAGTTCGGCGATTTCCTAGAGCCTGTATATCACATTGAAAACCTTACATTATATGCTGACGGCTCACCTATTCGAGCTGTTAGCGATAAAGGCGTGATTAAGCTCGCAACAGGGCAGACAGTAGCACCTAATGCCGTAATCACCGCCGATTATACCTATTATTGGTTGGTAAGGTTTAGCGGCGATATGACAGCCGAGTATATCTTTACAAATATTTACAAAACAAAATCATTCAAGTTAGTTACTACTCGATAGGGGGCGCAGTTATGAAAGGGGTAAACGAGGTGCTACGACAACACCTAAATAATGATAAACATTTCATGAGCTGCGACCTTTACGAGTTGCGCTTGCGTAGTGGTGTATCTTACTACTGGGCTGACGCAGATGCCGACGTATCATATAACGGCCAAATCTATAAAAGCGACGGCCCTATTATAGTAAGGGATAAAATGACCACAAACAGCACTGTAAGCGTCGATAAAATGACGATTAGCATATCCACGAACGAGCAGGACAAAATAGGCGGCGTGCCTATCATGGCCGTAGCTCATAATGGTGGCTTTGACGGCGCTCAAATGACGCTAAAACGAGCCTTTTTTGATGATAATTACACCATTATAGGGGCGGTTGGCTTATTTACTGGCTTGTGCGAGGTTAGTCAAGGCGGTGGCCTTACCTTAAAGCTCAATGTTAAATCAATCGTGCAAAAGCTCAATATTGAATATCCGAATAGGCGGTATTATCCACAATGCCCATTTAGTGTGTATTCAAAAGAGTGCGGCGTTGATATTTCAAAATTCAGAAAGAGCGGCAAGGTTACAGCCTTAGGCTCTGGCCATAATTCCGTAAGAATTGATATACCATTCATAAATGGCTATTACACCGCTGGTGGTATTGATTGGCTCACTGGCCCATTGGCAGGGCAATCTACACAGATATTACAAAGCGTTGACGGCGTAATTTTGTATATGAGCGCTCTTGAAGTAAGCCCAAGAGTTGGCGACCAATTCTATATTTACGCAGGCTGTAATAAGACGCCTACGGAATGCAAGAATAAATTCAATAACTGGAATAGAAACAGGGCAACCCCTTACGTTCCACTAAAGGAGAGCATACGATGAATACTTTAACTACAGGCGAAAGGATAGCCAATGCTGCGATTGAGTGGCTAGGAACACCATACGCCAATAATTCAATGGTAAAAGGTGCTGGCGTCGATTGCTCTTATCTGTTAGTGGCTGCGGTGGTTGATAGCGGCCTCATGAAAGCTGACAGATTGCAGATAGAAAACTACTCAAATGAGTGGCATTTACACCATTCAGAGGAGAAATACCTCAAATATGTGCAACAAGTCGCCGACGAAGTGAAAGAGGGCTCTCCACTTGAAATTGGCGATTTTTTGCTATATCAATATGGCCGATGTATTTCGCACGGCGCTATATATATCGGTAAAGGGCTTGTAATTCATGCTTTCGTTGATTATGGCGTGATTATATCCAAGCTTGATGATGTAATTTTCTACGATAAGAAAGGCCGCTCACGTTTGAGGGCTGTGTATAGATTTAGAGAGGAGCGTGAATAATGGGCTTTTTATTTAGAGGCAAAAGTACAACTAGCCGAGCCGATACGATCGCAGATTTTCAAATCAATACAGCCTCATATGGCGAGGTAGTTCCAGAGATATTGGGTACTACTCGAGTAAACGGCAATATCATAGATTATGATGATTTCACAGCTCACGAGCATAAAAGCACTACTAGAACTGGTAAGGGCGGCGGCTCAAAGCACACAAATATTACCTATACCTATACAGTAGCTGCAGCTATCGCTCTATGCGAGGGCCCTATAGCTGGTATTGGTAAGGTATGGCGTGATAAAGAAATATATCAATATCCTAACGAAAAAATCGAGCTAACCTTATTTAATGGTGAGGCGGCTCAAACGCCGTGGCCGTATATGCTCTCTAAACACCCAGATAAAGCGCTACCATATAGCGGACTGGCTTATATGGCTGGTGTGGTTGATTTGGGCGAGCGTGGCAGTTTACCACAATATAATTTTGAGGTATACGGCAAGCTTAGAGATACAGGCGACGGCGTGGACGTAAACCCAGCCGATTATATCGAGCATGTACTGCAATCAGTTGGAGCAGATGTGCAAATTGAGGGCATTGAAAACTTTAGAGCCTACTGTAAGGCGGCCGATATATTAATTAGTACACCGCCAGAGCAAAAGAGCGCTAAGGCTCAAAGCATTATTAATGATATAGCCGAGATCACTAACAGCCTTGTATTTTGGAGTACTGACAGGCTTAAAATCGTACCTTTGGCAGATAAGCCAATAGGTACATGGACGCCTGCGAACCAAATTCAATACGACCTCACGGCAGATGATTTTATTGCAGGCTCAGACGGCCAGCTTATTTTATATAAGCGCAAAGATACGAGTGAGGCTTACAATGAGGCAACAGTTGAGTTTATCAATCGTTCCAATGGCTACGAGAAAGAAACAGTATCCTTTGAGGTGGTCGCCGATGTACAACGCAACGGCTTAAAACCAGCCTCTAAGAAAACTGCTCACTACCTATATACAAAGGCTAGGGCTCAATACTACGCTGAACAGTTGGCTATGAAACGCTTGTATGCTAAGACTCAATACACATTTAGGCTAGATTGGGCGTTCTGTACTTTAGAGGTAGGCGATTTAGTAACACTTACAGATGAGGCCTGCCAGCTCAATAAGCAAATTGTAGTAATTACGGCAGTCAATGAGGCAGCCGACGGACAACTCGAATTTACAGCCGAGGGCAAGCCTGCTGGTACATATGCGCCAGCTCGCTATGATGTTCACGAGAATGAGCGCCCTTCCATCAACTACAACCAAGCAGCGCCGAGCGTCAATGACGTGGCAATCTTCCAAACTGTTGGCGATGTAGGCGGCAACCAAGTATTCATAGGCGTCAATGCGCCAGCTGGTTGGGGTGGTTGTTCTGTATGGCTTTCTGACAATGGCGAGAATTACAGCCGTATAGGCTCTATCACGCAACAAGCACGCATGGGCCGCACTCGGTTAGCATTCAACGAAACAGCGAACGCCTGCGAGGTTACTCTTAATCAAGGTGTACTCAAAGGCGGCACACATATAGACGCCGAGCGAGCGAATACTCTTTGTTGGGTGAATGGAGAGGCATTCAGTTATGAGGGCGCTAACATGGGGCCTAATAATCAATTTTCATTGACTGGCCTCGTGCGTGGACAATACGGCACAAACGCAATCAGTCATAACGCTGGTGAGCGGTTTATCCGTGTAGATGAGGCTTTATTTAGATACCCATATCGCAAAGAGGATATAGGGAAAACAATTCACCTCAAATTCACCTCAATGAACCTATTCGGCAGCAACGAGCAAGGGCTCGACGAGGTACAGGCTTATCAATACACATTAACGCCGTACTTTATCCCAGAGGTTACAGGCCTCACGCTATACACTAAATACTACGAGATCACTAATAGGGTTAAGTCATTCGATGTGGTGGCAGAGTTCAATGTGCCATATATTAACAGCCTAGATACTGTGGAAATCTGGTATAGAGAGCCTAGCGGTCAATGGAAATATGGCGGCGCAGGTGAGGGGCAGGTTGTTATAAGTGGCTGTGAATTAGGCCATACATACGAGATTAAAGCCGTTGTTAAAGATACACACGGAAATACCTCGCAGGGCGTATCTAAGAGTATCACTGTAGAGCTAAAGAGCGAAATTCCGAATAAGCCTCTTGGCTTTTCTATTTCGTTCAGCGATATGGCTCATTTCAACTGGTTAGAGGTTAGAAATGCCGATGTAGATTATTACGAGCTACGGCTTGACTTAAACGCAGGTCAAAATGATGGCTTAATTGGCCGCAGTAATAACACTACCTATAGTGGCATATTGCGTAATCGTACTGGCAAAGTCTATTTGTATGCTCATAACCCAGCTAAAGGCTATGGAGCGCCTGCTGAATTGACTTACAACGTACCACTACCTAAAACGCCTACTAACGTAAAGGCTACGGCTAATATTAACGGTATAGGCGTTACATTCGAGGCTATTCCTGCAAGTTGTAAAGGCGCTAATGTATATGTAGATAGCAAAGCCTACTTTACTACTACAAATGCTCTTACAATCCCTTTAGAGGCTGGTGTATACAATGTGAAAGCGGCTTACGTTGATATATTCGGCGAGGGCCCTGCCACAGAGGCCGTGAGCGTGGCTGTTAAAGCTAAAATCGATAAAGAGCTACTCGATATGGAAAGCCTTGGCATATCTAATATGGATAAGGCTATCAACGATCTAAAGGGTGAGGTTGGCACAGTCAAGACTAGCGTTAATGGTTTTGAGAATAAACTCATCGACCAAGCGAGTGCGTTTCAGCGCTCTTTAAGTGATTTGAACAGTAATGTAAATTCACAAATCACTCAAATATCCAACGGCATAGAGTTAAAAGTAACAAATGCACTCGGAAAGCTCGACGGCAAGGAACTTATAAGCCGTATTAATTTAACGCCAGCAGGTACACGCATAGACGGAAAACTCTTGCATGTTACTGGCGAGGCGTTATTTGATAATAACATCATTACAAAAGGAATGTTACAGGCTGGCTCTGTTACTGCCGATAAAATGCAAGTTGATAGCTTATCAACAATAACGGCGAATATAGGCGATTTACAAGGCGGCACTATCACAGGCGGCACCTTTAAGAATACAAACGGCTCATTCAGAATTGACCCAAACGGCAATATCGTAGGTGCTAATATTACAGGCTCACGCATTGACGCTCTTTCAATATTCCAATCTGGCTACAAGATTAAGAATATTGATGTTCAAGTGTATAAAGTCAAACATGGCGACTGGTGCCCTATTCCTAATGGGTTTACAGAGGCACAATGTACTTTTGTACCAGCTGGATATATACAGACTGAAAGCTATTGTAATTCCAGTAATAGCGGTAGGCCTTATATTCCACAACTAACAGATGAGGGGCTTAGAGTACCTGTTGAACGTATTACTTTTGATAAATTCAATCAGCAAAAAGCTCGCTGGACTGGTAGTTGTGATATATATTTCAGAACCAACCGCACGCACAAAGTAAATATCGGCATTAAAGGTAAGCGAAAAGCGGTTGTCGAGAGCCGCTATTTAGATATGTCTACATCTGGCAGCGACGGCAGCAATGTTGGGTTCAAAGATGTAGAATGTTATTCCTACGGCGAATTATTTATATTAGTAATTGCCAAATCATAAAGGGGGTTACATGGTAAAACACGATTTCACGCTACACGCTGGACAAGATTTTAATATCACCTATCAAGTGCCAGAGGGTAGCGATATGAACCTCACAGGGTATAAAGGCGTATGCAAGATACGAAAGCGGCCTAATGAGGCGGTTATATTTGATTTAGATACAACTATAGAGGAAAAAAGCGTTACATTCTCACTCAATGGCGATGTATCAGCAAAGAAACAGCTACAGACTAGGGAGTTTGTATATGACGCATTCATTTACAACGATGGCGAGCATATAAAACTAGGCTACGGCAAAATTACTTTTATTCAAGATATTTCAATGCACAATTAGGGGGCAATCATGGCAGACAACACTTTAACAATTAAATTTGACAAAGAAACAACTTTACCTTTATTAGAAGGGTTAGGCAAAAGCGCCTACGCTATCGCAGTAGCGCACGGATTTCAAGGCACAGAGCAAGAATGGTTAAAATCACTACAAGGTAAAAATGGCGCTAGTGCGTATGAAATTGCAAAACGGAATGGATTTACAGGCGCAGAGCAAGATTGGTTGAAATCCCTTGTTGGACCAGCTGGAAAAATCAATGGAGATTATCAATTGCTTGAATCAGCTCAATTATTGCGACAAAAAAATATCTATTTGCCGAATTCGAACATTGACACCGTAATTGCCAAGGCTATCGAAGCGCTCGGCGATAAAATTAAATACACGCCTAAACAACTTGAATACGAACAACCTAACGCAGGGCAAACATATATTGATTTAAAAGGGGAACCTCATTTTAAAGTATCCATTAATAATGGAGAAAAGAAAGAATTTGAATCCGATAATATGCGTGTTAATATTGAACCGTTTGGAGCGATTGATATTAACCTCACATATTATAATTTAAACGACCAAGAATATAGTCGTTTGCTTATTCGAAAAACAGCGCCATCCACGGATGATGTGTATACTGCACCTAACGGCGTAGTGTACACAAGATATGGCAAAGAGTTGGAAATCAATGTATCCGAATATGACGGCACAACTCCGTTTAAATTCGTTCCAAAATGGGGCAATGCTGGGCTTACTAAAGTGTCGATTAAGTCAGACAAAAAAGTGATGTTGTTATTAAATAGAGATAGTGTCGTTGATGATACAGGCAATGAGCGAATCACTTCGACAGGCGTCATTGTAGTTGATTACCAAAATGTGTCCTTTAAATTAACAGAAAGAATATACGCATTCTTATTAATTACCGGAGAGGGATTTGGTCAAACAAGTTGTGCTCTTAATGATATAGATAGAACTTATATTGTTTGGAACGACGCCACTAAAAAATATACAAGCAGCCATACGGAAAGCGTGTAAGGGGTTAATAAAGGGGAATAAATGCAAGAATTAACAAATTTCATGAGCGAGGCATGGCGAACTTTTACAGAGTCCTTTGTACTAAAAGCTATATTGGCATTCGTTGCTGAAATAGCTATATATATGATTGGATTGAAACACGTTCAAGTGCTAGGGATATTCATTTTGTTAGTATTCTTAGATTTACTGACAAAATGGGCTGCTATCGGTTATCAAATGTTGCTAGATTTAGGGGCTAGACCAGAGAATATCAGCGGTTCGGATAAGTATATCGCTATTCCTGCCGCTTGGGGTAATGGGTTAATATCCTCTAAGCATATGCGAAAGCCATTTGTTACAAAGGTACTCACGTACTGCCTAGCAACTGCTGCGGCATGGTGCTTTGACTTCATGGCCGGAAACTATGCGTTTGCAGTCAACTTGGTATGGTTGTATCTTGCCTCCGTTGAGTTCCTTTCTATATTGGAGAACATGCGAGACGGTGGCAATAGTACTATTTCAGGCTTATTGGAGTTAGTACAAAATAAGATTGATATGCTTTTAAAAAAATAATGTGTTTATATAGGGCTGCATAATTGTGGCCCTATTTTTAATTATGGAGGTGCATATAATGAAAATTGGTACATATTTTGATGATTACGAATTCGCTTGCAGTTGCCATCGTCATGAAGTCGATGAAAATGGACATAATAAATTGGACCACATTATCGATAAACGTTTGGTTGACTTATTGGACGCAATTCGTGAACGTTTAGGGGTGCCATTATATATCAATAGTGGTTACCGTTGCCCAGAACATAATGAGGAAGTAGGGGGCGTTCCTAATTCTCAACATGTAGAGGGTACGGCGGCAGACATTACATACGATGGCATTGATGTTGACTATTTGGCACAAATTGCCGAAGAATGTGGTGCAGATGGCATAGGCAAGTATTACTATCAAGACTTCGTTCACGTAGACGTGCGAGGTTATGAGGCTCGTTGGAGTGATATGGACTAAATAGGGGGTTATCATGTATGAAAAAATTAAAACATACCTCGAAACGCTTAAATATAAGATTACTATTAAGCGCCTTATTGTTGGTGCTATTTGTGTGCTTTTCCTCTATGGCGTTGGCAGCCTCGCAAGTGGATATTTCACAGCCAGAGCCAACTATCAGCGTGCCATTGAGCGATTGGAACAAACTCAAAGAGCACTTGATGACAGCCGACGCCTCAATCGAGAACTCAACAAACTCATTGAAACAAGCCGACAGCTTAACAATGACGCAGGCGACAGAATTAAAAGAATTGAGGGTTATCAACAGCGAGAGGGCGAAAGCCTTAACCGAATTGAGGGAAATCAACGAGAAACAGGGGCAAGAATTAGCGAAAGCCTCGAGCAAAATAACAGAGCAAGAGAAGAGATTAAATCAAGCCTCGAACTCATTAGACGAATTGAAGAACGAAATCAAAAACAATAGACGAACAGAGCAACGCTTGCGGCGTCAACGTGATACATGGGCCGCTGGTGGTGTGATTGGTTTTCTAATTGGCGCAGCTGGCGCTATTCGATGAAATCGAGGTGATCCGATTATCTCCCTACTATGTGAGGGTGGACACATAGCTTTGATAATTGGTAAATAAAATAGGCCTACTATATTAAATATATACATTTAATGTAGTAGGCCTTTATTTTTTTGCAAAAATAGAAAAATTTTAAAAAAGTACTTGCATTATCACTCAATGGGTGATATACTTAAATCAAGGTAAGGGGTATAAACCCAGTTAGTATATAAGGAGATAGAAAAATGCAAGCAACTAAAACTTACAACGAATTAACAGAATTAGAAATGAAAAAATTAGTAGTTCCAGCAGGCACAACAGCAAGCGACTACAAAAACTTTGTTGTACACTACAACAAAAAAGGCGAGCTTATCAGAGTAGCATTAGGTGAATTTAGCGAAACTAAAAGACAACAATTAAAAGATGAATGGAACAAGCCAGACGCTATGGACTATGCGCTTGTAAAAGCTGGTAAAACAAAACCAAGACAAATGCAAGTATTCACAGCAGAAGAAAGAAAGGCGATCCGTGATACATGGTTAAAGAAATAAATAAAATAAAAGAGGCCAGATTAAACGCTGGCCTCACACAAGCAAAAATGGCGGAGATTTTCAAAATACCAAAAAGGACTATTGAAAATTGGGAAACAGGCAGCAGAAAGCCGCCAGAATGGGCCGAACTATTGGTGATAGATAAACTAAGAAACATAAGTGAGGATATTATGGATTTACTAATTAATAAAGAAATTACAAAATGCGTTATTGTTGATGAATTGCCAAATAATAAAGGCGATATAAGCGAATATAAAGACATTACACGCAACGCCACAGATATAAAAGGGAACGAATATAAAGTAACGAAAGTTACATATACAAACGGAACACATGAATACATGGCAGAACGCTTATATGATTTAAGCGACGATAAAGAATTTCAAGAGCTATCAAGCAAAATTAATAATTAAAGTAATAGGGTAGGCGGTAGAATTTATATAAAAGTGGTTCGCTTTATTGTAGGTATTGCCCACCATTATGTTGATATCTACCGTCCTTGAGATTTCAAGGGCGGTTATTTTT